TCCGCAAGCCAGGATGGCATTTCTCAATGGCCGCTGATAAAGGAGGAACCGAACGATGGACGATAAGACGCGCGCCCAGCAGGGCGGCCACGATGCAGAGAGAAAATGAGAGTTTTAGTTGCCTGTGAGGAGAGCCAGGAGGTCTGCAAGGCGTTCCGGGCGCTGGGGCATGAGGCATACAGCTGCGACATAGAGCCGTGTAGCGGTGGCCATCCTGAGTGGCACATCCAAGTAGACGCGCTGGAGCTACTAAAAATGCGGTGGGATATGATACTGGCATTCCCGCCCTGTACATACCTGTCCAACGCCGGGGCAAAGCATTTGTTTCGCGGAGGTGAGCTTAACCAGGAGCGCTACCAGATGGGCCTGGAGGCAAAGGGATTTTTTCTGAAATTCCTAAATGCAGACTGCCCGCGTATTTGTGTTGAAAACCCAGTATCCAGCAGAATTTATGAAATGCCGCCGCACAGCCAAGAGGTGCAGCCCTGGATGTTCGGGCATCCCGCCCAAAAGAGAACAAGGCTGTGGTTAAAAGGTTTGCCGCTTTTGGAACCGACAGACATCGTAGACCCGGAGTGCGGATGCCATGAAGCTGGTACATGGTTTATGAAAGGCGGCAAAGACCGGCAGAAAAACAGGGCCAAGACCTTTCCGGGCTTGGCAAAGGCTATGGCCCAACAGTGGGGAGGTATCTGTGATGGATGATATCAAATTAGCCCTGCTTGGGAATAAAGAAGCGGCGAAGCGGCTGACGGATGCGGGGGTGCTGCTGCCGTGTGCCCATTGCGGCGGGGAAGCGAAATTTAAGCGGGGGTTCCCAAGCCGACAGATCGCGCATTGCCGACAAGCGGTAGTGCAATGCAAAAAGTGCGGCGTTCGGACTGTTACCCACAGGCAACTCCCGATGGAACGGTGGCAAGATGTAGACAGAGCAGCTATTGAGGAATGGAACATCCGCGCGCCGATTCTGAGCGCGGAGGAGATGCTGGAGGGGATGGAATGAACCTAAAAGATTTAATTGCTGATGTGAACGTCAACGAGATTTACGAACACATCGAGACTGAAACATTGTCGGAGTGGGTGAACGCATGGCAGAAAGCCGCCCTTTCCGCCCTCCGCCCCGTCAGCCGGGAGCGGTTATCCGGGTTTAAGACTTGCGATCTGGTGGGCGAACTAAGAAAGCGTGAGGGCGTAGAAGCACACATCGCAGAGCAGTACCAAGATGTGGCGGTCTCAGTAAACGGCCCTGCGGTGGTACTGGTAGTTATGGATTAGACCTTACTTTCCACGCAGTTAAATAATACCATACAGAATGGAGGATTTGTAGATATATGGGGAAAATTAGCCGGGAGCAGGCGGAGAAATTCAAAGAATACTTTGGTGACCTATATGGGAAGGGGTTGGAAGTTTATGGCTGGCATCTGAATGGTGAGCCAAAGCCTTTTGATGATTTCTATGAGGATGCTTCTAAATATGCTGGAATGTAAACTGATATACGGAGATTGCATAGATCTCATGGCTGGATTGCCGGATGATTGCGTGGATTTCCTTTTTACCGACCTCCCATATGGAACGACAAACTGCAGATGGGACACACCCATTGATCTCAATAGGTTTTGGCATGAGGCAAAGAGAGTAGTGCGCAAAGGTGGATGTAAGGCTCTGTTCGCACAGACCCCATTTGATAAGATTTTAGGGTGCAGCAATCTGAATGAACTGCGCTATGAGTGGATTTGGGAAAAGACTCAAGCTACTGGGCATCTAAATGCTAAAAAGATGCCGATGAAAGCTCACGAAAACATCCTGATATTCTACGACCATTTGCCAACCTACAACCCACAGATAACTCACGGACACGAACGAAAAGTTTCGACTGCGGCGCATAAACGGAACTGTAGGACAGGGGAAGTGTATCATGGTTACGGGAAAACGGGATATGACAGTACAGACCGTTACCCCCGTGATGTTTTGCGAGGGCCGAGCGACAAACAAAAATCATGTCTACATGCAACGCAAAAGCCTGTTTGGTTGTGCGAACAGATGATACTTACTTACACAAACCCGGAAGACACAGTACTGGATTGTTGCATGGGAAGCGGGTCTATCGGAGTTGCTTGTTTACAGAATGCCAGAAAATACATTGGAATGGAAAACGACCTTGCGATATTCGAGGTCGCAAAGAGCAGATTGGAAGGTGCTAAATGATTGCACAGGAGCATGTGGAGAAGGTGTGGTCTGGGTGCGAATACTGTAAAAAAACATACAATTAAAATTGTTAGAATTGAAATGGACCATAACGATTCACCTGGAAGTCCCAAACGGCTGAATCCGACGAGAATACCCAAATTTTGCCCTATCTGCGGCGCGCCCATGACGGACGAGGCCGTGGAGATGGTGATGGAGAGATGGGAGGAGCTGAACGATGGTAAGGGCGATTAAACCTTGCCCGTATTGTGGAGGAGAGACCAAAGTCAGACGGGTTGGACGGTGGAGACTGCGATTCTCTGTTTGTTGCTCCCGCTGCGGTAGATCAACTATACCTGGTTCGGGCTGGAAGCTCACAAAACGTGGAGCGATAAAAGAGTGGAACAGTAGGTGGTTGCCCTACGGGAAGGAGAAAACGGATGGGATGGATACGTAGAGAAACAGAAAGGGGTACAACTCAATATATCTGCCCGAATTGCCACGATTATCATGAGTTCCGAGAGGACTTCGGGGAGCAAACGTTCAACGAAAATTTTATTTTCTGCCGCCGCTGCGGAGCAAGAAACGGAACAGGCACTGCGCCCACCCTCACCCCTCAGAACGAGTGGGTGAGCGTGGAGGAAAGGCTTCCGGAACTGCCAGAGAAGGATTGGTGCAGCAAAATGGTTATTTCTTGCGATAAAAATGGCCATGTAGCACCGATGATTTGGGAGCGTGCACAGGTTAGAGGGAAAATGATAGAACGATGGAAATATCATTGGGATAGAATCTATGACGGCGCTGGAATCACCCACTGGATGCCACTCCCCGCACCGCCTGGTGAGGGCAATAATGTCCCTAACGAAGCGCCGAACGATCCGCTGACGCTGAAGGAGCTGCGGGAGATGGATGGTGTAAATGCGCTATGGGTACACAATCTTGCATTTGGATTACACAAGCCCCGTTTCATGCTGGTTAAAAATGTTTCAGAAGATTGGTGGACGTGCTGTGATTTTGATGGATTTAAAACCTTCTGTGCGGCTGACTATGGGGAAAGATATTTATTATACCGCCGCCCGCCGGAGGTATCGCCATGAGACGCCAATACACCCGCCAGGAGCTGGAATCCATCACCCAGGAGACCGCAATATACATTGAGGGAGCAGGGATAGCCCAGCTCCAATGGGGCGGCCTGGAGATTGCAGAGGGGTGCAGGGATGGGTATCTGTACTGCAAGCACATCAAGCCGTTTTCTATGGATCTGTACGGACAATACTGGACGGCCTGGGATGGGCCGCCGGAGGAGGGAAAGTGATGGACATTGAGAAGCTGATTGAGCAGCTAAATGGATATTTTGAAGGGAAGGATTTGAAAAGATTCGTTGCGCTTGACGCTGCCACCGCCCTCTCCACGCTCCAGGAAGAAAACGAGAAGCTGCGGGCCGAGCTGGAAAACTACCGTAAAGGCCATCGCTCCGAGGGTGGATGTGCCGCGGAGAAAGACCGGGATGCTGTATTGGCCGAGCTGGAGCAGGTGAAGCGGGAGAGGGATGCGGCGGTCAGTGATCTGACATTTGTGGTGAATCAATATCGGCTGGAGACAACAGGAATAGACCTTTGCGGACTTTGTGAGTATGATTTGCCACCAGTAGGGGAAAATGGACAAACCGCAGAATGCCCCGGATTTTATGTGAACGATTGCTTTAAGTGGCGCGGCCCGGAGGAGGGGTGAGCATGGGAAAGAAACCAAATTTGGTAGGACAAAAATTCGGGAGGCTAACAGTTACTGAATTATATGGAACGGCAAAAGGGCACAAGCAACGGTGGAAATGTGTTTGCGATTGTGGCGGCGAGGCAGTTGTGACAACGAACAACCTCACGAGTGGGCAAGTGAAAAGTTGCGGTTGCTACCAAAAAGAGGTCCGGTCTAAAACGAAATACAAGCACGGAATGAGCCATAGCCGAATTTATAGAATTTGGAGCAATATGAAGGCAAGGTGCGAAACAGAAACCAATAAGGCGTATGAACTATATGGTGGCCGTGGGATAAGCGTCTGCGCAGAATGGGAGGAGTTTATCCCGTTTAGGGATTGGGCTTTATCTAATGGCTATCAGGATAATCTAACGCTTGATAGGATAAATAACGACGGGAATTATGAGCCGGAAAATTGTCGTTGGGCGACACCAAAAGAGCAAGGAAACAATACCAGGTGTTGCCACTATATCACTTATAACGGAGAGACAAAAACCGTTCGTGGCTGGGAAGAAGCACTTGGGTATAGTCGCGGGATAATTTATAGTAGGCTAAAATCTGGATGGAGTGTCGAACGGGCAATCGAAGAAAAGCCCCATCAAAGAAAGGCGGGATAAGATGGATTTTTGCGGGATTTCGGAGACGAGACTCCGTGAACTGGCCCAGGCGGACAGGATGATCGGGAAAGAAGTTTGGGCGCAAGCAAAATACTTAAACATTTTCCAGACAAAGCCAAGCCTCATTCAAAGAACGACAATTCAGTATGTTTCTCTGTTAAAAGGTGGAGACATCCTGTGCCATACTCAAACCTGTGCTTTCCCATTGAATGAAATTGGCAAAACCGTGTTCCTCGCCCGCGAGGAAGCCGCACTACGGAGGGAGCAGGATGGCTGATATTCTGACGATCATAGCTGCTGTGGAGTGGATGGCGCTTGGCCTGCTTGTCCTGTGGAAGCTCAAGGGGTGGAATCGAAAGATGGAAGAGTTATACGAAGACATGAAGAAACAGTGGGAGGCGGAGGAATGAAGGAGTACATCGAGAAGGCGGCTGTTGAGAATATGCTTGAAACCGCTCAACTGATTTCTGACGGAGAATACTGTGGATACTGTACGGAAGATGTGAGCCTGAATAGTATCCCCGCCGCCGAAGTTGCGGAGGTGAGGCACGGGAGATGGATTGTCCACTTTGACCATTTCGCTCCATACCAAAAATGCAGTGTTTGCGGGTTTGAAATTCCACTTGTAGCGACAGAAAATGAAGCGGAAATGTGCTTTTACAAGCATTGCCCAGAATGTACTGCTCGCATGGACGAGGAGGACGAGCATGACTAAGTGTTGCGCCACCTGCCGCTGGTACGCCGAATTTGAGGGCGTGTGCTGTAACGGAGACAGCGAGTGGCGAGGAGATTTTAGGGATGATGATGATGATGGGTGCGAGAAATGGGAAGGAGGGGAGAAACAAGTATGAAGTTTCGGAACCCTGAGACGGGGGAAGTGGTGACAGACGAGCAAGCACACGGGCAATTTTGTAGGGGTAGAAATTGCTGTGAATGTCCGATGAACCAAACCCAAGAAAATTGCATTGGGTTTAGAAGGTCCCGCCCCTACGAAGCCGCCCGCCTGATGGGCTACGAGGTGGTGGAGGATGATATGCCGGAGGCGGCAAAACATAAGGAAACCAACGCCATAGAAGGTATGTGCTGCGACTGTGCTCACGGAGGCCCCTGTTGCTTCTGGTACGAGAACGAGGATTGCCAACACAAGAAAGAGGACGGCACTTGCTGGGTGCCATACACAAAGGTGGAGGCCAATTTAAACGAAGCCATCGAAAAGTACCTGAAAATCATCGACTCCATCCACGACGGGGAGGGCGGACAATGAAATGCGAGAAATGCGGAAAGGAAATCGGGCATCTGTTGGTTGATACTTTCCTCTATGATGGGAGCGACACTGATATTGAGCAGCCGGTTATTGAGTGCGAGAAAAATGCCGCTTACATTGAAACCACGCAAAACTGGACCGGATATGATCTGTCAGAGGAAGAAATGCTCGAAACGATAACCTGCCCACACTGCAAACAGTTCCCATTCAAGAGCAAAGAGATACAGGTCTATGATGTGGTGCGGGTGGTCTGCTTCAAGACGGAGGAGGGCGGACAGCATGAGCAGTAAAATCCTTTTCCCGACTTTCAATGTCTCTCTCGGTCAAGCGATAAATATTGTAAAAACGGGTCTGGCTGATGAAAGCATTTCCATCAAAACACGGGTACTTGCCATTGACCATGTGGCCCACATGGAGACGCACAACAGCATCACCAAGGACGAGTTAGTGGAGGCCTTGCGGTGGCTATTTGACCACTACGACTTCGAGGAGGATTGACGGCATGAGTGAGTGGATCAGCGTCAAGGAGAGGCTGCCGGAAAAAGAAAATGAGATGGTCTTAGTTACCGACGGATTAACCGTTATTACAGGCTTCAGAAACTGGATGTTTAGACTGGAAGATGGAAAAGTTTATACACCAGGTCTAAAGATGGGTGGAGGGTCAATGGAGGTTACGCATTGGATGCCTCTCCCAGACCCGCCGAAGGAGGGATAGCCCTTGAAC